GCGCCGACAGAGGAAGCACAGAGGACATACGCGAACATACGTGCGTACGGTTATTTCAAGTGTGCAAAGTTGCTGAAGAACGGACTGTGTGTCGACGAGGAATCCGAATGGATTGACGATGGACTGGTTGCCGAGTTTAAGCGAGAGATCACAAATACGCACTTTATACTGACCCTTCAGGGAAAATTACTCATAGAGCCGAAAGATGATATTAAGCTCAGGCTCGGAAGGTCTCCGGACCCGGCAGACGCGCTCATGCTCGCTTGCCTTGACCGTTCGGAAGGTGATGACCCGCAGATAGTGGCAGTGAGACAGACCGACATGGATCAGAGACGGCGCTGGGCTAACACGCTGATGGGATAGTTCCGACTTTGTTGATTGTGGAGTAATTTAGCGAGTATGCAACTGGAGATTTTAAAAGACGTAGAGTACGCGACAGCGCTTAAGGACGCCATAGTGATGAGGCGAAACGGGACCATAACCCGTCCAGTGGACGACCAGCTCGGTCTGTTCGCGTACAACATAACTCAGTGGGCGATTGCCGAGGCAATACTTGACGGACAGCTCTGGCGTACCCATGCCCATGATGAAGACTTTGTTTCTGCTGTGTTGCTGTACGTTGTACGCTGCTTCGACAAGGTAAACTTGGAACGAGAGCCTAAGGAGATAGCGGTGTATCTGAAGAGGTGCGGACGTAGCGCCATTCGCGACCAGATTGCCTCCATGAACGCTCTGAAGCGTGCCCATGAGGAAATACCGCTAGAAGGCGCGATTGTCGCTACTGACATATACGGACACCGTACCGGAACCGCATACGAAATTGAAAAACAAGAGGTGTAATATGAGTTACGCACAAGACATGATAGATAGCTTCAAGAACGAAGACAAGCCCGAAGAGACCGTTGCTAACGAGACGCCGGTCGAGACACCGGTGGATACTGTCGAGGCCAAGACGGAAGATTCTCCTAAGGAGGAGACCAGTACCGAAGAGACTCACACGGAGGAGACGACGGAAGAGACTCATACCGAGGAAAAGCCCGAGGACAAACCGGATGATAAGCAGGCGGAGGAAAAGCCTCCCAAACCGGACCTCAGCAAGCTTACGAAGGAGCAGAAGGCCGAGCATGCTTTCCAGCGTCAGCTAGCAAAACAAAAGGCCAAGTACGAGAGCTCCATAGAGGACGTAAAGAACTCTTTCAAGAGCGAGATTGAGGAACTGAAGAAGGCAATCATCAAGCCTAAGGAAGAGCCGGTCAAGACACGTGCTGACTTTCCTGCCGACGAAGGCGGCGACGATGCGTACATCGCCTATTTAACCCAGCGCGGTGTCGACTCAGCGCTTGCTGAGAAGGAAGCCAAGGAGACTGCCGAAGCCGCTGAGCGCAAGAAGCAACAGGAGGCTATGGAGGCGCAACAGCGCGAGGTTGCCGACCGTTTCAACGGCTACGCACAGGCAGCGTTCGGTGAGGGGTATGGCGCATTTACAAAGCTGGTCAACAAGGGTGTCGCCAACGGTCTCGCAGAGGTGCTGGACGAAGCGCCAGCCGTACGTGACTTTGTATTTGGTTCTCCCGAGGGCCCGGTGGTCCTTAACGAGATGCTCCAGAACAAGGATGCGTTTGTCCGTATCATGAGTCGAGGCGGCAACCCGATGGAAGCCGTTATCGAATGTCATGACCTCGCGAAGGAGATTGCCGCACGTGCCAAGGCGCCGGCAGAAGAGGTTGCTCCGCAACCAAAGATGCCACCTATTGGCAAGCCAGGCGCCGGTGCCGGAGGCACCACTGCCCCGAACATGTTCAAGGACGATGCTTCCCTTATTGACTTCGTACGCCGTCGTAAATACGGTGGCTGACCGATAAAAACAGTTTCCCCTACTATTAAGGCTGGAGAGGCAAAATCGCCTAGCTAGCCTTTTTCTTTTCTGCCGACTGGTGGCTTACCAGACATGCGTGATACAGTACCGAACGCACGGTGCAATACAGACAAAGTTAAACCGGCCCACAAGGGTCAAAATTTGTCACGCATGTTGAACGCTTTTTGAACAGCGTGGCGGAGGAAAAAAATATGGCAGTTTACGGTCAGGTGGGAGCTAACGTCAGTAACTCCTTTACCAACAACAAGAAAGTGCAGCTCATCGCTGCTAACGTGGCTGACGCACGTGTGTTTACCAAGGCTTCTGTCTCTAAGATGTCCCAGGGTGAGTTCTCTGGCAGGAAGTATGGTAAGTCCTATCATCTCTACATTCCGGGCAAGCCGAAGGTTGTCAACGGTGTCGTAGCCGACCCGTCCGACATCACCGAAGTCGAAACCCAGGTGTTCCTCGACAACGACAACGTGTCCGCCGAAATCGGCGCATGGCAGCGTCTCGGTGACATCGAGTCCTTCCAGGACGAAATCGCCGGTCCATGGGCCCTCACGCTCGCTCGTGAACAGGAAAAGAAGATTGTCAAGAACGAAATCTTCAAGGGTCTCGGTGCTGTGATTGCTCCGAAGACTTCCGAGGCTCTCGACGGTGCTGACTACGGTGTGCTTTCCAAGGCCACTGCCAAGCTCCGCAAGCTCGCTCTCGGTTCCGAACTCGTTGGCTTCCTTGATCCGGACGTCGAAGCTGAAATCTCCAGCAAGGCCGTTTCGAACAAGTTCATCACCAACGACTCCACGTTCATGAAGCTGTACGGCGAGAACGCTATCGGTAAATATGCTACTGCGGGCTGGGTTGAATCTCCGGACCTCCCGTCCATCACGACCCCGGCTACCGCAGCTACTGCGACAATCACTCTCACTAACGACGACGTTGCTGCCACTGTTGGTTTCGACCCGATCAACACCATCACTGGTACTGACCTGTTCGTGGGCGCGGTGTTCAACGTTGCAGGCTTGAAGATTGTGGATACCTCGGGCATCCAGACCGATGTGCCTGTTCAGGTCATCGTGACTGCTGTAAACGCTGCCGGTACGTCGGGCACCATTTCCGAGCTCCGCATCGCTCTCGATGGTGAAAAGTCCAACAACCCGAACGCTTGGGTGCCGGCTGGTACGTCTACTCTTACTGCCACTTACGCGCTCAAGCCTTCTGCCACTTACCTCATCGGCGAAGTGCGTTCTAAGGATGCTCTTGCATACGACACCTACCAGTTCGACGTTCTGCCTGGTTCCCAGGACGAAATGGTCGCTACAGTGGGTGGCTCGTCTGTGAAGATGCGCATCTTTGGCGATGGCACCAACCTGAACAAGCTTGTTCGTATCGACTCCAGCTATGCTGCCGCTCTGTATGAACCTCGCAATGCAGTGGTGATCTACATCGAAGCCTAATTGACCCAACATTGATAAGAGAGGCCTTCCACTAGGGAGGCCTTTCTTATTGGCCTACTTTCAAGGTCGAGAGGTACTTATGATTGCCGTAAACGAACTAATCCAGCAAGCCTACGAGTCCATCAACATGACAGGGATGGGCGAAGCTGTCGGCGACTACGCTGACGATAACCTGCCGATTGTCGGTGTCAACGAGCTTAACCGTCTTATAACGCAGCTCAACAACGAGGGCTTCCTAGCCATGGCGCAGAAGTGTGTCGACTGTCCTAACGCGTCGACAATATACTTTCGGAAGCTGATTGATGGAGAGATTCCTCAGCCAGGTACGGTCGATATGGAAGCGCCCGAGAAGGTTGTATCGGTTGCCAGACGGCTCGGCAACCGTTACATCGTGCTCAACAATTCCAACCTTGTCCAACAGGCATGGAAGAACACCTACACGACAGCTCGTACGTGGACGTACAATACCGAGCTTGAGACGACTCCTGATGACCACGTGCCGGACAACCGCGTAGTCGGTATTCTGACACTTGACGGACAGCCACGCGGTGCAGTGAGGGTCTGGTACAATTCCAAGTTGCCGAAGTACAAGCTGGACGAGACCGTGTACCTGTCCGACCTTTACAACGAGTTGCTGCTGTCCGGACTTGCTTGGCGCCTCGCCAACTATTTCGAGCTGAGCGACGAGAAGAAGCAGAGCACTCTTCGCGACTTCGACGCGGCCAAGTCTCTCATCAAGCGCAACAACGTAACTCAGAGGATGCTAGTCAACAGCAACATCGGCAGCGACTGGCGCGACCCGTACTTCAACGGTCTCAACGGTGAGGGCATGTAATGTCTACGACCAAAGTGAGCAATTACCTCGTTTCACCAGGTACCAACAAGGGCCGGCATCCGGCCACCATGGGTACTTCGTGGAGCTGCAACATGTTCCTAGACATCAACCAGGAGAACCGTTACATGGCGTCGTTGCCAGGTCTTGACTTTGTACGCAAGATTGGTGACGGTAAGTGCCGTGGTGCCTATGTTTCCTCGGTAGGTCTGTCAAAGGATGCGCAACAGGAGAACGCTTTCGTAGTGTTCGGGCAGACTATGTACCGTATCGACTGGGTCGGCAACGTGGATGCCATCGGCATGGTTGCCAACGGTTCGAGCCTGGTCAACTTTGCCGAGACCGGCGGTATCAATCCGTACTTGCTGGTGGCTGACGGTTCCAACCTCTGGGCATACAACCTTATCGAGGGCGGGACTCTGCGTCGTATTACGCTTCCGCAGCGTGTCACCGGCGACGGCGGACAAATTAACCCTAGCCACGTTGCAGTGGTTGGTGGATCTGTAGTCATCAACGACCGGACCAGCGGATTTGTCTACTACAGCATACCGTACCCGCTCAACTCCGACACGCGCGATGTTTTCCGGACACAGATAGTGGACGGCAAGCGAGAACCGGTGTATGACCCGGACAATCCGTACAAGATATTGACCGAGCCGGTCGACGCTTTTGACTGGATGTTCCTGGACTCGTACGGTGTGCAGCAGTACTTCAATGCAGAGAGTTCTTCGGACAACGTAAGGGCCATCGAGGCTGTCGGCCCGAACCTGTACCTGTTCGGTTACAAGACCGTGGAGATATGGCAACGCGGTTCCGGCGAGGATTCGACTTGGCAGAGACAGTCATACACGACCAACGCTTCTAACGGTCTGCAAGCGCCTAACTCCATTGCCATATGTGGATCTAATTTGTACTACCTGGGCTCTGGAGAGAGTTACGCCAAGGGCGTGCTCATGGTGTCTGGCCAGAGCTATACAAAAATTTCCGAGGATTGGCTAGATGACAAGCTGCTTCAGGAGACCGGCGACTCGGCTTACGCGTTTGCTTACGCAGTAGGCTCGCATAACTTCTACGTATTGCAGTTGGGCAACCTTCAGGAAACGTGGGTCTATGACACGGCCTCGAAGGAATGGCATCAGCGCGTATCTCGCGTCTACGAGAGCGGCCAGGAGACCAGATGGCGCCCATGTGCGCTGATATGGTTCAAGGGACGGTTCTGGGCATACTGCAACGACGGTTGTGAATACAAGCATTCCGAGGACTACTGGTATGAGGACTACGGAAGCAAGGAAAAACGTCTTCCAATGATTCGTCATCGTCAGGGTGCCCTGCTTGTCAACGACGAGCGGCCATTCATATTCCACGAGCTCGCCGTGGAGTGCAACGTCGGTACGTGGGATGACTACAAGTTACAGCCGGAGATGCTTCTCGAGGTGTCTCGTGACGGTGGCAACACGTGGGGACACGTGCGCCGTTGTCGCATGGGACGAACTGGGCAATATTCCCACCGTGTGCGCTTTCACAACCTGGGCTACAATCGTTTGTGCGTACTCAAGATAACTTATTCGCACCCGACATCTCTTGAACTTACAGCATGTAGTCAGAGAGTTTCGCCTACTACCGGAGTCATCTGATGAATAGCGGACTTATTGGCAAGAATACACCCATTGTCGACTTGCTCGAGGTGCTTACCGGCCAGTGGGACGAGAGGACAGTAGGCACGTGGCACGTAGTGATGACGCCGTTCTTCGTAGTCATGGATTCCGTGGTGGACGAGGGGCAGATTGCACTGCCGTATACCGTACAGGTGCCGATTCCGGCACTGCTGTTCGGCAAGTCAGGTACTGTGCACGCGTTGCTTATCAAGCCAAACACGGATGCTCTTGACTGTCCGGAGTCTGGTTTCGTACAGATACAGGTTTTCGGTTCTGCTTCACAGCTTAGGGCAGTGAGGTAGACCTACTTTCAAGGTCGAGAGAGAGGTTTAATATGGACCAGCAGGAAATGGTTACGAAACTCAAGAAGCTTAATTCCGCCATCGAGGACTTTTTGGATCGATGGGAGATGGACGAGGCCGACGAAGAAAAGTCGGACGAGAAGAAGGAGGAGAAATAATGCCTTTACCTCTAGCAATTCCCCTCGCTGCTGGCGCTCTCGCTGCCGGTGGCGCACTTTCGGACTGGTTTGGCAAGCGCTCGGACGCCGAGCGTGCCGCCGAGGCATACGACAAGATTGCCGCTATGTCCGAAGATGCGATGCGTGCTAACCAGGGCAGTATCAACCAGTACGGACAACTTGTCAACAATACGTACGGAGCCGGTGCAGCCAGTTACAGCAAAGCTTTGCAAGATTTCTTGAACAGCCCAGTGTACCAGAACCAAGAGTTCGCGTACAACGGAGACATTTCCCAGTTCATGGACCCGGCGATGAACCAGCGCGTAAACGCCGCGATGGAGGCCATCAACAACAGTGCCGCTGCCGGTGGAAATCGGTTCTCGAGCGACTATATCAGCCGTATCGGGGCCAAGCAACAGGCACTTTCTTCCGAAGAGTGGGAGAAGGCGTACCAGAGGCTCATGCAAGACCGTCAGCTGCAGCTGAATGAGTACAATGTAAACTCCCAGAACGGCTGGAACAACTACAACGCTCGCAACGCTCGTTCCCAGGCGGCAGTAGATGCGTACGGTCGTGACCGTGACGCCTACGTTGGCGGACTCGGTGACGTCATGTCCGCGAATATCGCCAACCGTAACGCCAATCTGCAGACCCAGGCAGACATCCTTGCTGGCAAGGCTCAGGCACAGCAAGGCACGTCCGGATGGGATCTCGCCGGTGGACTTCTCGGAGCTGGCGGCAACTTCCTTTCATCTTGGTTCGGAGGTAAGTAATGGCGTTCACGTTCAACTGGGCTGGCATTCGCCCATCTTCCGTACAAGTTAGCGACCGTTCCCAGCAGACCCGCAGCGATGCGGTAGCTTGGGGCAATGCGCTGAGGGGTCTGGAACGTCGGCAAGCCGACAGCGAGTATGCCGACATGCTCAAGGAGTACAAGCCGTATGACGAGGCCGGTGTGAATAACGAGCTGAAACAGCTTACTGCCGAGCTTGCACGTCTGAAACAGCGCAATGCAGAGATAGAGGCACAGCTGGGAGGCTAGCATGGCTATTAGTGCTGCCGACATCTTACGAACTATAACACAGATGGTAGCAGCCGGTGCGTTCGGAGGAGGCGCCGGGTTTGCTGGCGTTCCTTTGTCCGTAGTGACGGGTTCTGTGGGAGGGACACAGATTCCCGCAAGTGCATCTACGTTCCTAGCGAAGAACTATCCTACCGAGTTTGCCCCGGATGCCAACCATAACTATGATGTTGTGTATGCACCTAGACCAGACGGAGAGAAAGGCCCGTACGCTAACAACAACTTCCTCGGCAAGAAGAATAGTGACACGATTGACCGCGCAGGTATCATGCAGACCCAGAAGGAGCACAACGATGCGCTCCTCCATTACTACAACATGCTGAGCCCGGTAGACCGTAAGGATCCGCGCAAGGTAAGGGCTGCACTTGACCACGGTCGTGACTTCGAGAAGGGTCTGGATGCGTTCTGGAACGAGTCCAAGAGCCGTCGTGACTTCCAAGTAAGTTCATCCGCAGTGAAAGGTATCCGACTTACTCCGGACGGACGTATACAGGTAAAGTGGGGCAAGCCCTCGAAGAAGAACCCTAGCGGTTGGTACACCTTTAAACAATATCCTAACACATACGAGGCGTCCAAAGCGGCACAGGCTCTGCTGAAGTCGGATTCCATAGGCCGAGCAGTGTATCCGGTGGTGTCTAATCCGCCGAAGAAGATGAGTCCGGGACTTGGAGAGTGGAACGCCGTTAACTTTGCGCCGGAATACGGCTAGTTGAGGCCTACTTTCTAGGTCGAAGAGAGGTAATTATGGCATTCGAATGGAGATGGCAACCGATTGATACGCGTATGAAGGACGCGCGGAGCATTGCCGCAGCCGATGCGATGAAAGGATACGTTCCGGCAGAGGCCGACCCGAGCAAGTATGTTCCTACCCCGGCTATTCTTGCAACTGAGGCTATGCAGGGCTATGTGCCGGCATACGCCGGATATACCATGCCGACCCCTTCCAACGAGAAGCCTCAGGGCATGCTTGGCGGAGAAGGCGCCATAGAGCGTGGACGCATGTGGGGAGCCAACAACTACGGTCAGGGCATGGCGTATACGCAGAACATCGAAGCGATGAAGCAAGAATATGCCGCGAACAATGCGAGAATTGCCCAGATAGAGGCACGTATCGCAGAGTTGCGCAAGTCTAGCGCCGGTCGTTACGCTGAACAGGATGCGCTCGATCTGCGACTCGCCGCCAACCGTGCGAACGCCGGCGACATTGCCACCGCTCTGTCACACTACAGCAACATCGACACTCGTAGTCAGCAGAGATTCAACAATGCAGTGGCTCTTAACGGCAAGGATGCCGACAAGATTAACAATCTTGAGCGCGACCTAGTCCAAGCTTTCCAGGAACAGGCGTGGGCACAGACAAAGGAACAGAGGGCTGTTGCCGACTACAACGTGGGCAGACTACAGAAGCAGTACAAGAAGCTCACCGGTGCCGAGATGCCGACTCCGTTCGGCGATGGTTCTTCCGGACCTATGACGTTCGAGGATATCAAGATTGCCTACACCAATTCGTTGGACAAGAAAGGTCGACCGACTGACGAAGCGTTGGCAAAGGCTCTCGCAGATTCGTACAACGTTCCGCAGACAGAGGACGTAGCCAAGTGGCGTTCTGAAGTCATCAAGTCCTTGACACAGGAAAAGGCAAAGTCCAACGCCGATATCGAAGCCGAGAAGGACTTGGCCGCATTTGACAAGTTCATCAAGGAAAATGATTACACGGAGCTTTCGTACAAACTGCGCAACAAGGCTGTACCGGCTGATATTGACGGACGCAAGCTCTCTGTTTACAAGGAGCCGAACGGAGATATCACTGTCAAGGTTGGCAAGAACAAGAAGACCTATAAGGCAGAGGACTAATCTATGGCCAACGTAGCTAAGCAAGAATACAATGACGTGCTGGAGCAAGCCGCCTTCGATGCCGCTACCGCGCAAGTCAAGTCATGGAACCGGACGAACAAGGAACTATCTCCTGAGTCTCAGGAGAGGATGCACGCTAGTTATTATAAAGAAAACTTGCGCAAGCTGAAAGCCGAGTATCCATTCGAGGAAATCACTCGTGACCAAGTCAGTGCGATAAAGTCCTACGACTCCGCAAAGATGGGTCATTGGTTGACGTATCGCGGAGTGCCCAACAAGCCAGAAGACGCTCTGTCTCCTACCGAATATGTAAAGTCGATAAAGGCTGCCGACATTTTCCCCATCTTACAGGGTGTTGCCAAGGAAGGGCAAGACTGGTACACGATGGGACTCAGTCGGCTCAAGGAGTTCGGAGCTGACCACGGCTACGACGTGAAGACAAAGGAAGGACTCAGCGCCTTACTGAAGGATATCGGCGAGCAGCAAGTCAACTACGACCGTGCGCAGATATCCAAGGAAGCTCGTGAGCAGATGGGCTGGAGTTACTGGCCACGCAAGATTATCGCTCCCACGGCAATGCAGGAATTCGAGAACGCCATCATGACCGGCGGTGACTATGACGCTGGTGATGCTGCAACGCTCGGTGCCTTGGACGCCGGGATCAACACGCTTATGTGGGAGGCTCCCGGTCTGTTCGTAGGCAAGACCGCGCCGGTTGCAAATAGTGCCCTAACTGCAGAGAGGGGCATCCGTCTCACTAACAACAACATTGCACAGGGCGTGCTCGGAGCATTTACGCAAGCCGGTGCAGAAGCTGGCCGTCAGGGAGCTGGCGTTGCTCTGTCTAATAACGGTCAGGAGTTCGACGTGGCTCCTGTTCTGTTCGCCGGCGCTGCCGGTGCGACCAAGCCTAGCCTTATAGGCACTGTTCAAGGCTCTGTGTCGAAAATACCTGGTGAGCAAGCTGCTGAGTTCGCACGTGGCGTTGGAAAGTCCATGAAGATGGGTGACCCTACCAGCCGTGAAGCGGCACGTCTCATGAAGTCTGTCGATCAGTACAACAGTAATGTGCTTAGCCGCAACAAGACTGCTCAGACTTACGGAGATTTCTATGACAAGCTGTTCAGTGGAGACATTGACCCCGAACGTGTCATAGCTAAAATCCGGAATGATGGTGTCGACGACAAGAAGTTTGAATCGACTATACGGTTCTTCGCAAAGCTTGGCAAGAATTACCGTGGGATGCCCTCGGGCAATGCACGAGACGTGATTGGCAAGTCTTTCGAGGAAGCCAAGAAGATGGGCATCGCCAATATGGCGTCCAACCAGACATCATATAGCATACAGCCTCTCCAGAAGATATCGAGGTCAATGGCGGCAAGCAACGTACCACAGAGGGCAGAGGCGCTCGGAGTAGCTCCAGAGGCCAACGGTACGTACAGTGCCGCTAAGATACTCGAACAGTACAACAAGCCAATCTCGGCTATACAGTCGCAGAAGGGGGGCGTTGTGCAGTTCGGTCGCAAGGCGGACATGGACCCAGAAGCATTTGCCCAGCAAGCCAAGGACATCGACGGACATATTCTGGACGCCGATACAAGGGAGACTTTCCGTACGCTGTTCCCAGCAAAGTACCAGGATGATGAGGCCATGACTGCATGGACTAAAGCGGGTCTCGGTGCCGGTCAGTTCCTCGGAAACCTAGGTGGACGCGCAGAACCTACCTTCAAGGTTGCTACTAACACTGCCGGCGTAAAGCTTGGCCTTCCCGAGAAGACGTACAAGGACGAAAAATGGTACAAGGACATGTCCGTACGTTCGCGAAAGATTATCGACGAGGCCTTCAAGAAGAAGGAAAAAGAGACCGAGGAAGAGGAGTAGGCCTACTTTCCGGATTGAGAGGTTAAGATGCTGAAAGTTGAAGAAGCAATTGAGGCGTGGAAGAAGTTCGAAAGCCGTGCCAACGCAAAGCGCTCTACTCAGATAGACCGCATCAAGGAAGACCGCGAATTCCTTTCCGGCAAGCAGTGGGACGACGATGACCTACGAATCATTGACGCGACGCGACCGAAGCGCACTGTCAATGTGCTTGGTAACAGTGTCAACAGCACGGTCAACGTCTACGCGGCGTATCCGTACAAGTGGTATTCTGCTGACGAAGAAGTCGACATGGCGTGCGAGGCCTTCCTGAAGGCCGGTTCCAACGCGCGCGCAGCGTACGATGCCCTCTATAGCGACGTCGCTTTCGGCCTAGGCTACATGGCGCTCGGTAGCGAACAGGTCATGGACCCGGAGAACGGCGAGGCAGTTGATGTGCCGGCTCTGTACAACGTAGAAAAGGTAGAGAATGTTTTTTACGATCCTGATAGCGTAGAAATTGATGGTCACGATGCTATGGAGGCCGCGATTGTCGAGTACCGTTCTAAGGAATGGATTCGCGCAAAGTACGGCGATGACTGGGCTCCAGCGAAGGGTGTCCGCGCTGTCGTCAACACGAGCGACAACAAGTCCGCCGACACGATGTGTATAGTCACTTACTATCGCATGAATGACAACAAGTGCGAGGTGTACCGCATGCTCAACGAGGACTTCATCGACGAGCCGGTAACTCTCGAAATTGACCGTATCCCAGTCTTCCCGGTGTACGGTGAACGTAGCTGGGACGGTGACGACATCGTATGGCAGGGTCTCGTTCGTAAGGGCGCTCCCATCCAGAAGCTACTCAACTACGCCTTTACGCAACTTTGCGAACGTATGGCGCAAGCGCCCAAGAACGCATTCCTCGCGGAAGCCGAGGCTGTCGAAGGATATGCCGACGGTTACCGCAACTTTAATCGCAATGTCAACCCGCTTCTTCTTTGGAACCGGTGGAGCCCAGACCGCACGAAGGAATTCCTTCCTCCGCAGCGCGTAGACAACAAGGTCGAATTCGGCGACATCACCGGTATCATCGGGTCCAATCTGGATCTGTTGTCTACAATCACCGGCGTTGATGCCAAGGGCGCGATGCTCGGCGAGACTCCGGAAAAGACTGCAACCGAGGTGCTACAGGCCGAACGTCAGACACAGTGCACTATCAGGCACTTCTACGCTAACCTTCGCGACACGTTCAAGAGTGTCGGAGAGACTGTCATTCAGTTGTTAGGAATGGGCAAGGTCGTGCTGGAAGTAATACAGGGCCCGGAGAACGGAATGGAGCTCCAGGTCGCTCGTCAGGAGCTCATGCAGCTCATGGCCGTGATTCCGGAAGACAAGCGCATGTCTCTCGTCAACGGTATCTTCCTTTCGCATCCGGACAACCCTGTGCTGCGTAACGTGTTTGCTTCTATCAATATGGCCAACGGGCCGACTCCGATGGAACAGCAAGCGTTCGACACTATTGAACAAATGAAGGGTGCCATCGGCGAGCGTGACCAGAAGATTATGGCGCTCGAGGACGAAATTAAGCAGTACAAGCAGTACGCCGAGAACAACGACAAGAATCTGCGTGCCGACTTCGCCAAGAGCGAGATGGAACACCGCTACAAGCAAGAGGATATGATTCTGCAGGCCCAGCTAGACCAAGGTCTTGACGTGAACAAGGCCATGGCCGACACGAAGAAGGCCGAGATGGATCTCGAGAAGAGCGCCATCCAGCTTGACACTGCAAGAATCAAGGCCAATGCGGACAAGGTAAAGGCCGGCGCCGAGATGACCAAGGCAATGTTCGGGGGAATGACCAATGAAAATATCGCTTAGTCCTATCCAGTACTTTGACATGGCCGGAGTGCCTCTAGCAGCCGGTCGTCTCAGCATCTATCTGCACGGCTCGAACAACCTTGCGCACACATTCGTGATGGACGGCGACGACTACATTGACGGGCCGAACCCGGTCATCCTTGATGACTCCGGAGAGATGGTCAACAGCATTTTCGTAGAGGCGTCGGTGTACGACGTGACTGTCGACAAGTATGTTGACGGTTCTTATGAACAAGTTAGCCAGTTCCAGTTTGGCTTCGAGCTACCGAACGGAAAGAACGATACTGTCGTGGACGGCATAGATGGTCTTACCGTGGCCGATACCGCACTGGGCGTCGTGACTGTGGTCGGCTACGACAACAACGTTTGGGCTGGCTCGCGCACGTACATCTGGGACCCGACTTGCACGGTCGACGCCGATGGCGGATGCGTCATCAAGAGCAACACGACAGAAGATGGTCGCTGGCTTCTCCTTTCCGACCTTCGCGAGTTACCTTGTACGTACTACGGCATCAAGCCGGGTCGCGAGGCGAACGTTTCCGCATTCCTCACGTACCAGGAGACTGTAGGCCAGTGGGGCATAAAGATGCCGCCCGTGCCGAGGTTCCTCGCCGGTACGTACACGTCCACCGGAATCTTCTCGGTAACAAAGACAATCATGTTTGACAAGGGCGCGAAATTCACTACTGCCGTGTTCGAGTGCCCTTCCGTGGAAATCCCAGAATGGGACGGTTACGTCGCTGACTTCTACATTACCGACAAGAACGCCGTGATACATTCCGGCTGGTTCCGGACCATGGCCTACTTCCTTACTTGCGATGCCGACCACATGGTGTTTGACGAGGACAACTACTTCATGACTACGGTCGTGAACGTGCCATACACACTGGTAGGCAAGGTGATCGAGGCTCACGGCAGACTGCCGGTGACCTACGCAAATAATGGCCGGATAGTGTTTGACAAGTGTTCGTTTGTCGGTACGCAGTTCTTCAACAGCACCGACTTCGTCGCGTTTGCTCATACGGAGTTTAGACAGGACTGGTTCAGCACTGCATATAACGCGTGGGACTTTGTCAGCAAGGTGCTCGTGCGGAGCACGTCGCTGAACAAGCTGTTGCTTGCAAACTTTACGGACGTGCGTGTGTACGTGAAGGCGATGGAGGCAGATGGCGCCACCGAGATCGACCTCGCCGGTCGAAAGGTCGGCACGCTTGCCACGTCTGCCATAAGCACCGTACGCAACGCGGTGTGCGATAGCCTTACCATTACGCGTCCTTACGACAACGTGTCCCTAGACAACGTAACATGCAGTTCGCTCAATGTGTCATGCATTACACTAAACATCGCTAACTCCAGCGTGTCTTTTGCGAACGACCCGGTATGCACGAGCATTACCTGTATCGACTCGAACATTGCTTCGTATGCCTCTATTACAGACCCGACGGTTGCCATATCCATGCAGCGTTGCCGTCTCACGGCGAGCATTGACCGTGCAACTGACAATGCTACCAAGGACTCGGCTATCCTTCTCCGTGATTGTCTGCTTGATAACGTAACTATCAAGTCAAAATCTATTGCAATGCAGGGATGCACTGTCAACAATTCGTGGGTGCAAGTTTATCCATACTATGCAAACTCTGCCTACCATATCGACCTGACACTGCAAGGCAATATCTTCAATACAACAACGCCGGTGACGATTACCAAGGTCGCCCAGGACGAGTGCTACGAGTGCATCGCAAACTGGGTCATCATGGGAAACACATTCCTCGGCAACAGCGAGGGACTCCGTTGCAGGTACTGGAGCAACCGCACCGGTGCCTTCTTTGACAAGCTGTTTATTGTTCCAGACGAGCGCAGCATTATCGTGTACAGTGGAAATAGCGGACTTTGCCCGAGCGAGTCCATGCGAGGAAGCGGTCTGCCTACTTCTACACAGCCGTGGCAAGTTGTCGATGTAGGTTCAGGTTACAATGCCTATGTGTTCACGTACACAAGTGCAAGGTGCTGTCCGAAGTACACGCGTTCCGAGGACTCTACCGGTGTTCAGAAGCTGTACATGGTCGATGCGCAGTCAGTTGCTACTCCAGTTTCTATAGACAATGACGACAGGGCGATGTCCATGCGTAATGGCGTGTATAACTGGCAGACGGCAGGCTCGCTTGGCGACCAGGACGGCGACTTCTTTATGCTGGGCTTCGTTCTGTGGATCAACGGCCTTGGCAACGACGAAAGCATATACTACGTCTAGCGTATGACCTACTTTCAAGGTCGAGAGAGGTTATATGGCTTACTTGAGACTTTTTGATCCGGTCAACCAGTTCCAGACGAAGAACGGCGCGCTCAATGTGTCAGGCCGTCTCTTCGTTTACTTGAGCGAGACTGACGACCTAGCCCCCATATTTGACGAAAACGGCACCCAGTTGCAGCAACCAGCAATCCTCGACAACAATGGTCGAGCTCGGGGACTTTTCGTAGATGCTGACAAGGTCTATTGGATGGACGTCCAGGACGCCTACGGTAACAGCTTGTTTACCATCAGAGATATGACGTGCATGGGCAGCGGAGGTTCTTCTGCTGGGGCTACTGACATAATCTCTTCAGACGGCTCCATCTCAATTGACAAGTATGTTGAGGCCGGAGAGACAAAGTACGACATCGGCCTTGCCCCTCAGAGCGACGAGTTCCTGGAATGGTGCAAGTGTTCTGAAGACAACATAAGCAACGGCACATGGTATCCGACTGTCCTTGAAGGCACTATGGAGAGCCAGGTTGGCACTGGTCTGCATGTCAACAAGGGCCAGCTATACCACATCACGACCACTATCAAGGTAGACCCGACCGGCGCCGGTGTCAACTATGATACTTTGTCCGCAAACCTGATGTTCAATGACGGAGAAGAGCACAACGTTGTTCGTAGGAACTACGATGTGGACAGTTCCGTAAACGACCCTGTCTTGTGCGAATTCTCCTATGACTTTATCCCTGACAATGATGGGTACATCTACCTCGGCATTGAAGGCGTTGCATACTTTGAGCATGTATCTGTAGAGATGCAAGTGCATCGCATTTACAGCGGAATCAACGCTGTGCCGGACACGTGCGCCACCAAGCAGTGGGTGCAGGAGACGTTCGACTACAACATGAGTAGCAAGGTCGACTACTCGGCGATTGAGCACAATACGTATGGCGAGGTCACAGGAATCAGCGGCAGTGCCATTGCTGGTGGTCTTGACAGCGCGACTGTGTCGGCCATTGCTTCCAGCTACGCCGAGTCGGCTGTATCGAGCAAGGTCGACCAGAGCGCGTTCGACAACTGTTGCTCGGCAATGTCCGGATATGTCAGCTCGTTGCAGACCGACGTGTCGTCAATCTCGGCTTCTGTCTCGGCAGTTACTGGCCAGACAGGCAATTACATCGACTGGAGTGCATCAGGAACGTTTGCCCCGAGCGGCAACTACGTGTCAGCTTCTGACATGTCTTCCTACGTTCCGTTCAGCGGTCTAGAGACAGATAATGGCAAAATCACGAGCATCTCCGGTACTGCTCTCGGTGGGCATGAGTACAGTGGCATCTGGCCGGTGGTTGTAGACAACACAGCAGACACTATCGCAGTGCTCAACAAGTCTCTCTGTGTAAACGAGACCATGACCGGGTACGAATCCGCTGGCAGTGCTGTCATCGGTGTGAACACGGCTACGGTATTGTCCGGATTATCCGCATATGCGTACGAGTCTAGTTTGTCTGCAAAATTGGATGCAAGTGCATCCAGTGATTTCTATCCGTATAGTGGCAACCCGTCCGGATACTTGACAGCCCATCAGTCGTTGGCTGGATATGCCACGGTAGCATACGTTGACAGTTCTGTGAGCAGCAAGCTGGACTCGTCTGCGTACGACTCGGCCTGGTTCCAGCCGGCATCGGCAATGTCTGCATACGCGTACGAATCTAGCTTGTCTGCAAAGCTTGACGCAAGCGCTTCTTCGGAATTCTACTCTACAAGCAATCCGAGCGGTTTCATCACGGGCGTTGACTTGTCCAACTACGCGACAACCGGTTATGTAGACTCTAGCGTGTCTGGAAAGCAAGACATATCTGGGATGACGGCATACCAGCCGGCTGGCGATTATCAGCCTTCGGGCGATTACATTTACGAGTCTGCTCTCGGATGGGCGGAGGTATAAAGATGGCTAAGGTTCTTTCTAGCATTTCGGGTAACCTAATAAGTGCGGCTTCTGCCGGTTACGCGCCTACCAACAGTGCGGAAGTTTCCGCTATTGCCTCAGCTTATCAGGTTGTTAGTGCGACCGGCACTCAGTTGTACGCAGGGACGGCTCACGTAACTAGCATCAACTCGGCTCCGCTTAGCGCATCGCGTGCAGGCAACGCGGCAAATGCAAGCATGGCTAACAGTGCGTACTACGACGGCACTGGCCGACTGATATCTTCCCTTCCGGATTCCGCGACTGTGTCAGCGATTGCCGAATCGTATGCCGAATCGGCAGCGAGTGGCAAGCTCGACACGACGGCACAGGTGGTGACCTCTACCGCCGGGGACGGCGTGTATGTGACGGCCATCAACGGCATGGGAATTTCCGGCGAAGGCGGCGGAGGAGCGCAAGTAGTCACTGCTACCGGCTCCGCCTCTGCTACCGAAGGCTTCTGGCCTGTAACAACGTCCTACCTGGTATCCGCAATCAACGGCTCAGCACTGCTCCCGTACGGATACTCGATACTCTCGGCCAACTCGGCAAACTGGACCAATGCGAGGACCGTGGTGACTGCCCATTCAGCAGAATGGAACTCCGTCTATAATACCGTTAGCAGCAATTCCGCAGGCTGGACGGGAAGCACAGGTGGTGGCGGGGTTGTCACTGCTACAGGTTCTGCGTCTGCTACTGCTGGAACCCCGTGGTCTCCTATAACCACCTACTTCGTATCCTCAATCAACGGCTCCGCACTGCTTCCGTACGGATACTCTGTACTTTCCGGCAACTCCGCGAAGTGGAATTGGGCAAGCAGTGCCGTTTCTGCAAACTCCGCGAAGTGGAATTCCGCATACAACACCGTGAGCAACAATTCTGCAAGCTGGGGACAGGGTGGCGTGGACAGCGCCACGGTTTCCGCCATTGCCTCGGCCTACCAGGTAGTGTCCTCGACTGCATCCGGCTCTGGTGAGATATTTGGCCAGACCGCCTACTATGCAACTGAGATAAACGGGCTGACCCTGAGCGCTCAGGAAGCTGCGCTTGCTAACTACGCGACCAACGCGGGCTCTGCCGGCGCGGCGCCTACCAACTCCTCAGAGGTTTCCGCCATTGCTTCCAGCTATGCTTCTGGCAAGGCCGACGCCTCGGCTCTCAGTTCCTATGCCTTGTCTGCGGACGTGTCCAGCACGATCGACACAGTGTCGAGCAATTCAGCAAGCTGGGGCGGCGGCGGAGCCGCGTTCCCTGCCGAGATTGTTACTGCTAGCAATGTACGTGCTGTAGTGACTACAGGATTCCAGGACAACACGGCAACACGTCCGACTCTGTTCATCAGCTCGAATCCGACATACAACTCTTATCCGAGAATGTTGCTCTCGGAAAACCATGCTACCACCGGAAAGTCCGGTGCGTTCCTTGCCGACGCTTTCGAATTCTACGAGGGGACTGGATTCAAGGTATTCCGCGCCGACCCTGCAGCTATATCGGCCATAAAGTTTTTCCTTGGCTCAGCCAAGGTGTATGGTTCAAACTGGATTTTGACATCTGGTTCCGTAAGCGGCGGCAATACTACATCCAACTGGTTCCTGAACAGAAACTGGGTTTCCGGTATATCAGGTACAGCCACTTGGCAATACGGTACAGCCGAGTACAACAAGCTCACCTCCGTGCACGACACGGTCAGCTCCAACTCGGCGAGCTGGGGAGCCGGTGGCGTACCGGAGTCCACTGTATCTTCCATAGCCTCCTCCTACGCGGAGAGCGCGGTGAGCTCCGTGTCCGGCAACTACGCGCAGAGTGCGGACGTGTCCGCGACTGTCGACCTGGTCAGCACCCAGTCCGCCAACTGGGGCGGAAGTGCGCTTGCACTGTCGGCAGGGCCTGGTGTCAAGCTGGAGAAGGTCGGGACTACACTGGTGGCAAGCGTTGATGGTCCATTGCATAGGCAAGAAACCCTTGCTGGATACTGGAACGGAAGCGCTGTATATCAGCAATTCATTTCTGGAACTGCTACATCTAACGGAAACACTAACTTTACTATACCCACTGAAATAACCGGGACTAACATAGTAAACAAGTGGATTGACCCATCAAATTCATTCATCTACTATAACACTACCTCGAATGCACTGCCTATTTCTTGGTGTATGGGTTCTGGTAGATATGGTAGTGTTGGATTTGTTGGTGGTGTAATTAACTACCGGTGTATTGATACGTCTCCGACTACCATAACAGCATACATAGCTCTTAAATACATGAAGGCGTAATATGGGAAGCTCCTACTACATAACCTACGGCGGCAACCGCCTGACATTCCCGGGGACTCCCGGGCCGGTCGCGTGGAAGGCTCCTTCGTACATATACAAGGAGCTGTGGAATGCCACCACAGTCAACAAGAATGATTACACCATAACGCTGACAGACTCCATAGCCAACTACGACGAGCTCATTGTCTACGGAAGCGCAAACAGGGATGGAAACTTCATTGTCAAGACGGAGAACCGGTTTACTGTCATACCCAACGTGATAAATGAATGTGGCTGCTTCTACGCAGGCAAGTGGAACTCATCGTCGACATACATTCTGTTGAACGGCACCGATATGAGGCTGTCTGGAAACTCAGGATATATCGGGTCATCGTATTTCGGCGGCCAGGGGAACAATACAACGGCCTGGGCTCAGGGTGTTTACACCGGTAGACAAAATGACTTGCATCCTTACAAGATAGTAGGGGTTAAGGGGGTAGAATGATTGACCCGGAAAGAACAGTCCTTTGGTCAGCCGCGTCTCCGGCATCCAACAATACGGCAATAACACTGTCGGATTCCATAGACAACTATGACGAGATTGTCTACTACGGAAGTGGCAACCGCGGTTGGTCAGTTGCAGTCAATACTGAGTACCCGGTAATTTCCGGTGCAGTAAACGGAGGAGGGCCGTTCTTCTACGGAAGGTGGGGCTCAGGCGACAACTATATCCTGTGCAACGGTACACAGGTGTTCCTATCCGGAAATTCTGGGTATGTTTATTCATCGTTTTTCTGGGGTAAGAATAACGGAAACACTGCGTTTACCGGTGCATTACGAGTCAACAACTACCACGGGGATATCCGTCCTTACAAAATTGTGGGTGTTAAGTATTCTACATCCGACGACAGGAATCTGCTATGGAGTTCTACGGGGAACCCGTACAACACGAACATTAGCTTGTCCGAAAGTATTACTGGGTTTTCTGATATAATGGTGTATGGCTCCGGCATTGACGTTTCTTATCATGTGAGCAAGCAAGTATATCCTGCACAATCGGGAATAATCGCATGCGAACCATGGTGCTATTCGCCGTGGGGAAATACTTACAGATGCAACTATGCACTCGGTTGTGAATTTCTGATAAACGGCAATTCGGGACACGTGGGCTCTTCATGGTACATGGGATTGAACCAAACAAATACCGCCTGGGTGGCGGGCAAATGGACCGGTACAAATTCACCGAAGATGATGGTGCCGTATGCTGTATACGGCCTCAACAGGAAGTGAGGAACTTATGAGCGAACAAATTAACAAAGTCTTAGCAAGCACTGCGCAGTCCTTCACGACAGCCGAGCAAGCCCAGGCCAGGGCCAACATAGGCGCGGCGGCGGCATCCGCCGGTGGCCTAGCAGCAGTCTACCACGATTCCAACATGACCGGCTCGGGCACGTCCGCATCGCCCCTCGGCCTTTCCTCGCAGGTGAAGTTTACGAACGGCACTAGCGCGACCAACGTCGCACCCGGCGCCATCTCGGCTACCTCCCACGTGGCCACCACCTGGATGGGCCCCGGCGCATTCGAGCTCAACAACAGCGTGGGCAGCCAGACAGCTCGTCTTGTGGGCGGCAGTCTAACGTTCACGGACACGGCGACCTCCGAGAAGGTCAACATCAGCTCCATACAGAAGTGGAACTCTTATACACAAGTTAGCGACGGTGGCGACTCGGCCACCCCAGTGTACATCTCGGGAGGAAGCGCACTACCAGTTGCCACGGCTCGCTACAACAGCATCCGCATCGAAGGCCTTCTCGCCAACAGCTGGACCGCCTCCGCAGTAGACATGATAGTTCCGCTCGGAACCATGCAGGGGATGCCACAAGGAACCGAACCGTGCTACGTCAAGTACGCCGGAAAATTGGTTACCCCGTACGGAGTCCAGCTCAGCCTCTTCTGCTCCGGGGAGACCTTATCGACCCCGACGTCCGTCGCGTCAGCGTGGCTTGACAATGCCTACATCCCTGCTGGTGGCGGTTACTTTAATTTGAACGGAATCACTCTCGGGCGAGGTAACAATTGCAACACAAAGGCTACCTGGGTGTCCGCGCACTTCGACGAGAACCCGATGTCCTCACATATTGAAATACAAGACAACATCGGGTGGTTCATGAACATTTCCGTCAACCCCGTCGGCATCGTGCCGAGCGTGTAAGGAGCAATTATGGCAATTCTTTCTATAGGCGAACTACTCGGCATGGGACCTGACCAGCTTTCCAGTCTCATACCTTTCAGCGGACTTGACTACTCAGGCACGGCCATCACTGGAATCTCCGGCAGCGCCATCGGTGGTGTCGGCGGTACTGACTCCGCAACAGTCTCCGCAATCGCCAGCGCATACGCGGAATCTGCTGCAAGCTCCAAGGTAGATCAGAGCGCATTTGACAACTGCTGTTCGTCGATGAGCGCGTACGTTTCCGCTATTCAGCAAGACACTGCGAACATCTCGGCTACCGTGTCGGGTATCACCGGTGGTGGGGGTGGCGGACCTGTCTACCATGACGCAACCATGACCGGTTCTGGCTTGTCTTCCAATCCGCTTGGCGTCAAGCAGATGCGACTTGACTTCAATTCGGCATTTACTCAGACAGTAGTAGGCAACACTGCGACTATCGGCCTTGATACTGCATACAGCATGCCTGTACTTATTGTAAGTACTCCGGGCGAAGCAACTGCAAGTAATGTAATTTACGTAGTGACGGGTACCCCATGATTTGGAACAGCGCACAGGATGTCATTTACAACGGAGCGACCGTGTACGGAGTTTACGCCAATGGCGTAAAGGTGTGGCCTCCTGCGCCTCAGACGTTCGATGTAGAGTGCTACGGCATAAATGGTGCTAGCAATAGTGCGGTTGCTCTGGGACTGACGGCCACGATGTATGATGAAGTCTTGTATACGCAGGTTCCTACCGTTGGCTCATTTACTGCCACGGGTCTCCCGTCTGGGGCTCGAATTAAGTGCGTGATGATTACCACTACGGGACATACGGCCAGTGCACACTTAACTGGACTGACTATTTCGTCGCGGTCTCGCGAAACCGGTTCACAGTCAGCAAGCTCTTACTTTACATACAACAGTTTGGCTAACAACGCCAAGATAAGTGCCGGTAATTATGGGCTGTTTACGTTTACAGCAAGCGGAGAATTTGTTCCGATGGGGTCTACCTATCCTAGCTCGCAAGCGTATGCACCGGCATACATGACTTATTGTCCTTCTCTGCCTGCTCAACCGAATTCCGCTCAATTGAGCTCTCAACGCACTATGGCTTACTGCAAGGGCAATGCGTCTCCAACACCGACATCAGTAAAGTACTTTAATTCGAGCCTTACTTACAGCGCTGTTTATACCAATGCTAGCTTGTCATCTACTATATACAAAAGAAATACTACGACAAACAGTGTCACGCTATCAGCAGATATCTGTCTTGGCACCACCGTTACGCAAACTACAAGCAGACTTAATGCATCTCAAACCGGTTTGTTGACAGCCTCGAAAAGCGCATATAAAACGTTCGCCGGTACGTCATTTCATCCGACCACCACGGCGTCTGGCGGTTCTAACTTGTACACACGTAGGAATGTCAGCTGGCAGTACCCAGAGGATACTGCCAATGTCAACGGTTCGCTTACAGCAACGTGGACAGCTACTGGTATCATTGCATAGGAGCCTATATGATTTATTCTTGCGACGCTAGTGCAAACACATATAGTATAGGGGATGCCTCGGTATTCCTCGGTGCATCTGCCGGCACTACCGGTAACACGGACAACGTAACAGCAAAGTACAGCGGTTCCGACGGTCCGATACAGTCTGGCAGTTCGGATAGCGCATGGTCGGCAAACGACATTCCTATCGGTACGACGTCGACTATCACGTACACGATTCCGACATACTATACTGCTGATTTTACGTCGACAGGTATCGACGTTACCGGCTCTTCAATAAGCGGAAAGACGGTAACCATATCGGGCAAGGTTACTGGTGATGTTTCGTATGGGTTTGCAAATTATAGGCAGAACACTTTCAGCGCGTCTGCCAACATGCTCTCTGTTGTACAATATGGACGTTATACACACCCAGCATATGCCTTCGTGTATGAGTTCGGTTCGGCTGATCCTGAGTACATTCTAGACACTGCACATACGCGTGTCGTCACCATAAATGACGCGTGGTACAACTACAATGGAACTGTTTACTATGACGAATTATCTTCTGCGGACGTAAACGTTCCGGCAAATGGGTTATTCGTCAGTGGCATCAAGGATTGCTATATAAAGTTGAGCTTGAGCGTACCATATTCTGCAGCAACCTATTCAGAAACAGCAGCCACGAGCCTACCTGTAAGGTATTGCTTCTACGCTAACGGGTATGGTAGCAATTTTGACTGGTCACCGGGTGTCAAAGCTGGTGTCATGTCCAATCCGTTCTCCAAGACAGCTACGTACACGGCGTCTGCTAATTTGAATCCGCAAGGTACGTACAATACAATTTCAAGTCTAGGCGGATGGGTCGAGCAGGGTACGTTCTCAAGCAAGTATAATATCGAAGGTGCACTGAGCGGTACAGCGTTCATTTC